TTAAAACGAATAGCATACGATCAATATATGTATTGGAAACCTGAAACAGTTTTAGTTGAGGCAAAGGCTGCAGGGCTACCTTTGATATTTGAGTTACGTCGTATGGGTATACCTGTTGCAGATTTTACCCCTAGTCGTGGTAATGATAAACATGCAAGAGTAAACTCTGTTGCCCCTCTTTTTGAATCGGGCAAGATATACGCACCGAAAACTAGAGAGTTTGCCCAAGAGGTTATAGAGGAATGTGCTGCTTTTCCATACGGTGATCATGACGATTTGGTTGATAGCACCACACAGGCAGTGATGAGGTTTAGAGATGGAGGCTTGATTATGCACCCAGATGACTATAAAGATGAGCCCTTGCCTAGAAAAAATTTTAAATATTATTGGTGATGACATTTACATTTAAACACCCAAGCAAATATAAGAAGGCTAAAAAGTTAACAACCACAGTGCCCCCTAAAAGTGGTCCCACACCACAAGGGTTGAATATTGAATATAATACTGTTAAAGATGTAGGACTGGAGAAAAAGCATGGCAATAGACAAAAGTTTACCAAATAAAAAAACTATAGAAATACCACCGGTAGCGGAACAGGTTGAAGAAGAAATAAAAGTTAAAGAAACTTTACCTGATCCTGGTGAGACTGAGATTACAGAATTAGAAGATGGCGGTGCTGAGATTGATTTTGAACCAGGTGCCTTTAACCAAGAACAAGGTGAAAGTCATTTTGATAACTTAGCAGAATTATTACCAGAAGAAGTTTTAAATCCTCTTGGATCTGAGTTAGTGCAAAACTATCAAGAGTACAAAGCATCAAGAAAAGATTGGGAAGATAGTTATGCAAAAGGTTTAGATCTTTTAGGATTCAAGTACGAAACACCTTCGCAACCTTTTCAAGGCGCAAGTGGTGCCACACACCCGGTGTTAGCTGAAGCTGTTACACAGTTTCAAGCATTAGCATACAAAGAATTACTACCTGCAGATGGTCCTGTAAGAACAAGAATAATTGGAATGCCGAGTCCACAAAAGAATGACCAAGCAGAACGTGTAAAAGAATTCATGAACTATCAGCTCATGGATGTGATGAAAGAGTACGAACCAGAGTTTGACCAAATGCTTTTTTATCTCCCTCTCAGCGGTTCTTCCTTTAAGAAAATTTATTATGATGATCTTTTAGGTAGAACCGTTTCTAAGTTTGTACCAGCTGATGATTTGATCGTGCCATACAACGCAACATCTTTAGATGATGCAGAGGCCGTGATCCACAGAATTAAAATGTCTGAAAACGATTTACGTAAACAACAAGTTGGTGGATTCTATCGTGATGTAGAATTACCAAAGCCCATGAACATGGAAACAGAAGTAGAGAAAAAAGAAAGAATGTTGGAGGGAACTAAAAGAAACTTTAACGAAGATATATACACGCTTCTAGAATTTCATGTCAATTTAGATTTAGAAGGGTTCGAGGACCGTGGACCTGATGGCGAGATCACAGGAATTAAACTACCGTACATTGTAACTATTGAAGAAGGTTCAAGAGATATTTTATCTATTAGAAGAAACTATGAAATAGGTGACGATAAAAAACAAAAGATACCATACTTTGTTCATTTTAAATTTTTACCTGGTTTAGGTTTTTACGGTTTTGGTTTGATCCACATGATCGGTGGATTATCAAGAACAGCGACAACAGCCCTACGTTCGTTGCTTGATGCAGGAACACTTTCTAACTTACCTGCAGGATTTAAAATGCGTGGCATTAGAATTAGAGATGATGCGCAATCCATACAACCAGGAGAATTTAGAGATGTAGATGCACCAGGCGGTAACATAAAAGATTCTTTTATGACACTACCTTTCAAAGAACCATCTGCAACTTTATTACAGCTTATGGGTGTCGTGGTTTCTGCAGGACAGCGTTTCGCGTCGATAGCAGATCTTCAAGTTGGAGAGGGTAATCAACAAGCGGCCGTGGGCACGACAGTAGCTTTGTTGGAACGTGGATCGAGAACAATGTCAGCGATCCACAAAAGAATTTATTCAGCACTTAAAAACGAATTTAAATTAATGGCTAGAGTATTTAAATTATACCTACCAAACGAATACCCATATGATGTCGTGGGAGGTCAAAGAATGATTAAGCAACAAGACTTTGACGACAAGATAGACATCATACCAGTTGCAGATCCAAATATTTTCTCTCAAGCGCAGCGAATCTCTATTGCACAAACGGAATTGCAGTTGGCTAGCTCCAACCCACAGCTTCATAATCTGTACGCTGCATACAGGAACATGTATGAAGCTTTGGGTGTAAAAAACATAGATACAATTTTAAAACCAATAGCACGACCCACACCGATGGATCCTGCTGTAGAACACATACAAGCTTTATCTGGAAAACCTTTTCAAGCATTCAAAGGACAAGATCATCAAGCACACATCACAGCGCATTTAAATTTTATGGGGACAAACATGGCTAGAAATAATCCAGTAGTCATGGCAAGTTTGCAAAAAAATATTTTTGAACACATATCTTTGATGTCTTTAGAACAAGTAGAGATGGAATATCAATCAGAGATAGCACAACTACAACAAATACAACAAGATCCACAAGCAATGCAAAATCCTTCGATACAACAAGGTGTAATGGACATAACTATGAAGATAGAATCTAGAAAAGCTGTGTTGATTGCAGAAATGATGGAAGACTATAACAAAGAAGAGAAGAAAATATTAGGTGATTTTGCAAATGACCCTATCGCTAAGTTAAGAGACAGAGAATTAGACCTTAGAGCGCAAGAAAATATGAGAAAAGAGCGTGAAGGAGCGGAAAGATTGAACCTTGACAAGATGAGAGCGATGATGAATCAAGAAAATCAAGAGAACAAGCTAGAGCAAAACGAAGAATTGTCTAAAATGAGAGCAGACACATCAATACAAAAGACAATTTTAAGTAAAACTTTACCATCTAGCAAGGAAATGATGCCAGATTCCATAATTGTTGGCACAAAAAGGGACTAACATGGATAAAAAACAGAAAAAAGTTTCAAAGGTTATGAAAGAATTTAAAAAAGGCAAGCTTTCTATCGGAAAATCTGATAAAAAAGTTAAAAAAAGAAAACAAGCAATCGCAATTGCCTTGCGAGAAGCTGGAATAAGGAGAAAAAATGGAAAAACTAGATAAAATCCAAGAAGTTAAGGTTGCAGAGCAGAGTGTTGAGATTGATCCTAGATCAAAAACTACTGCTACAAAAGCTTACAACTATATTTCTACTGGAAAGCCTGAAATGGAGATACCTGGACAAGGCGCGGTAAGACCAGAAAAGAAAAGAAAATCTAAAGCGTACTAATGGCCTGGTTTAGTTTAGCAAAAGTAGCTTTACAGGCCGGAACGCACATTTTTAAGAAACGTCAAGAGACAAAAATGGCGATGGCTGATGCACAACATATGCATGCAAAGCGTATGGCCGACGGACAGGCGGAATACCAGGGTAAATTGCTAGAGGCAAGACAATCGGACTGGAAAGACGAGGCAGTTTTAATAATTTTAAGTTTGCCCGTAGTTGTGCTGGCCTGGGCAGTGATATCGGATGACCCGACAGCGATGGACAAGGTAAAATTATTTTTTGAGATGTTCTCGCAGCTCCCGTCATGGTTCACAAATTTGTGGATCCTTGTGGTTGCGAGTATATATGGTATAAAGGGAACACAAATATTTAGAAACGGAGGAAAAAAATGAGAAACGATTACGGTAAAAGAAATAAAATGATGGGTGGCGGAGTTGCAGAAGCAGCAAGAAAAGTTCGTGCAGGCATGAAAAAAGGCGGCAAGATTCCACCACAATTAAAAAAATTCGTAATGGCTAAAAAGAAAAAAGCCAAAATGAAAAAAGAAAAATAATGGCGGGAAAAGGTTTGTACGCAAACATTCACGCTAAACGTAAACGTGGCGGTAAGATGCGAAAGAAAGGTGCAAAGGGTGCACCAAAATCATCTGACTTTAAACGTGCAAAACAAACAGCGAGGAAATAATGACTAAACTATGTCCTAGAGGTAAAGCCGCAGCGAAACGAAAATTTAAGGTCTACCCAAGCGCATATGCAAATGCATACGCTAGCAAAATCTGTGCAGGAAAAATTAAAGATCCTTCTGGTGTGAAAAGAAAAGATTTCAAAGGTCGTAAACCATCTGCAATGGGTGGAAGAATAATGGCTGCAGGCGGTTTTCCTGATCTTAATAAAGATGGAGAAGTTACAAAAGCAGATATCTTAATAGGTAGAGGTGTAATACCAAGAGAACAAAAAAGTAAAGGTGGTGTTGCAAGAGGTTGCGGTGCTATCATGAAAAATAGACGTAAAAAAACTAAAATGTACGCGTAATGCTATGGCTAAAAACGGTCTTGATAAATGGTTCAAACAAAAATGGGTAGACATTGGTTCCAAGAAAAAGGATGGTTCATTCGCAAAATGTGGCCGTTCAAAACAAAAAGCAGATGCGAAACGAAAGTATCCGAAATGCGTCCCACTTGCCAAAGCCACACGGATGACCGATTCGCAAAGGGCGAGTGCTGTCAAACGAAAAAGAGCAGCGGGTAATACAGGACCTAAACCAACTAACGTTAAAACAATTGTAAACAGAAAAAGAAAAGCTGCGGGTGGACCGGGTTCTACTAACACTCCGTACTTTGGTCGTAGTATAAAAGGTGATTACGGAGGAGTAAATTTATCTAATCCGTCATACGCTAAATATTACAAAGGAATGATTTAATGCTAGAGCAAAGAGTATTAATGGCAAAAGGTGGTATGCCACCTAGAAACAAAAAGAACTTTAGATCGACAAAATCTGGAGCAGGTATGACACAAGCTGGGGTCAAAGCCTATAGAAGATTAAATCCTGGCTCTAAACTAAAAACAGCGGTCACTGGCAAAGTCAAACCAGGATCTAAAGCTGCTAAAAGACGTAAATCATTCTGCGCGAGAAGTGCAGGTCAAATGAAAAAATTTCCTAAAGCTGCGAGAGATCCTAACTCAAGACTAAGACAGGCCCGTAGAAGATGGAAATGTTAATCACTTTTTTTAAAAAAATATTTGGTATTGAAGCTTTAGAAAAAAGAATTAGATTTCTAGAAAGAAAAAATTATTGGAGAGAAAAATATGTCAGACCCGAAAGTAGGAACAGGTAAAAAACCAAAAGGTTCAGGAAGAAGATTATATACAGATGAAAATCCAAGAGATACTGTCAAAATTAAGTTTGCGACTCCGGCCGACGCTAAGAAAACTGTTGCGAAAGTTAAAAAGATTTCAAAGCCGTTTGCGAGGAAAATCCAAATCTTAACTGTTGGTGAACAGCGCGCCAAAGTTATGAAAAAAAATAAAGTCGCTGCTATATTTAAGAAAGGCAAAGATGCTATTAGAAGAACTAGAAATAATAAGTAAGATACAAAAAAACTTAAAAGACTCTTACCAAAATGTAGGAGACAGCATGATAAGTGGAGGTGTTGACAATATGGAGAAATACAAGTATCTATTAGGACAAGCGCATGCTTATTATAAAATATCACAGGATATCTCTAACCTGCTGAAAAAGAAGGAGCCAACAAATGAAGTTACGACCAACCCAACCAATGTCGTCAAGTTCGACGCCACCAAAGATTAAATTAGCTTTAGAAGAAAAATATAAAGAAGAAGATAAAAAAGAAACTGAGGCTTACGATCGTTTAAAAACAAAAGAAACAGCTAAACTACCTAAACCCACTGGGTGGAGGTTATTAGTTCTGCCTTTTAAAATGCCGGAAAAAACTAAAGGAGGATTGTTCTTGGGACAAGATACTTTAGAAAGGCAACAAGTAGCATCAACATGCGGACTCGTTTTAGAAATGGGACCACACTGTTATGACAAAGATAGATATCCAGAAGGTCCTTGGTGCAAGAAAGGCGAGTGGGTTATTTTTGCAAGATACGCTGGATCTAGAATTCAGATCGATGGCGGGGAAGTAAGATTGCTAAATGATGATGAAGTTTTAGCAACCATCGAAAAACCCGAAGATATATTTCATCAATTTTAACATAGGAGAGCGCTATGCCAGAAGAAGAAAAAAAGACAGTAGACATAGATACATCCGGACCGGAAGTTGAGGTAGAATTACCAGAAATTAAGGAGGATAAAAATGAAACTATTGAAAACAATACTGAGTCCACAGACTCAGCTGAGAAACCTAGTGAGCAGCCTGCTGTTCAAACTAGCGAAGAAACGAAAGAGCCAGAGCAAAAGAAAGAATTAGAAGAATACTCAGAAGGGGTAAAAAGAAGAATCGCAAAGTTAACTAAAAAAATGCGAGAGGCAGAACGTAGAGAAGAAGCTGCAACTTTTTATGCAAGAGGTGTTTTAGAAGAGCAAGAAAAATTAAAATCAAGATTAGCTAAATTAGATACAGGTTATGTTTTTGAAATGGAGGGCCGAGTAAAATCTAGTATGGAAGCTGCTGTTGCTAAATTAGCAAAAGCCAGAGAAGAAAATAATCTTAAAGATGAAGTTTCTGCTCAAGCTGAGATATCAAGATTAGGGTATGAAGAGGCAAGGCTTAATGATTTAAAATCTAAAAAAGCTGTTGAAGAAAAACCTGTTGAACAACAAGCAGAAGAAGTAAATCAACAAATACCTAGAAGGGTAGATCCAAAAGCCCAAGAATGGGCGGAAAAAAATACCTGGTTTAATAAAGATTTGGTCATGACCGAAGGGGCCAAAGCAATCCATAGACAATTAGTAGAGGAAGAAGGGTACGATCCTGTTAATCAATCAGAGGAATATTATTCTGAAATTGACAAAAGAATAGCTCTTGAATTTCCCCACAAATTTGTTAAAAAGGATGAAGAAACGACTAAGCCTACTCAAACTGTTGCATCAGCAACGCGTAGTAGCAGATCTGGTCGCAAAACCCAAAGACTCACACCGTCTGAGGTAGCAATTGCTAAAAAATTAGGTGTGCCACTCGATAAATATGCTGAACAAAAAGCAAAACTCACGACTAAGGAGGCGTAAGAGATATGAGTAATGATAAAATAAAAGCCGACAATCGTGCGATCTTCTTCCC